AGAAGGACGCGGTGGATACTTCTGGTTCCCCGGTTTGGAGAGCATCGCCGAATATCGATCGGCGTTCATTCAATTGGGTGCGCCCAGGGCAAGTCACTGTACCATCCAAACGTGGCTGGCGAAGAAGTTTCCTGGTAAGGGGAAGGAAGCGGGAAGCAGTAGTGAGGAGAGCAGTGATGAGAGTGGGGATGAGTAGATTAAGATATTTTTCAGTGTTATGTGTTATGGTGTTATGTGTTAACAGTGTTAGTTTTTAAAAAGCTTATACATATATACTATTTTGGGCTATTATGTACTAGAATAAGATATTATCTACGTAAACTACGTCTACGTACAGGATCCGCGGGCGCTTGATTATTAGCAGCTGCACCAGGCATACCACCGAATAGAGATAGACCTGCAGGTATAGCATTTACAAAGTTATCAATGTTACCAACAATAGTATTGAGGGACATGCCTGCAAAACCTTGATCTAATCTACTTGCAGTAGTTCCAATCTCAGGTCCCTCGGGTAACGTGGTATTAGCAGCTCCATTTTCATCTACTTCTACCATAACGGGTCCAGCTTCACTAACGCCTTCTCTATCTCCAATCATATATGCAATAAAGTCGCATACCCACTTCGCGGTCGTTGGTCCGCCCACTGGCATCTTATTCAAAACGAAGTTAATAAGGACAAATCCAGCCAGATGTAAGAACATAGTAACACCTAGTCTGACTAGTGGATGCCAGTTACTCATGAACCCACCAGGTGTACTGTCGCTAAATTCCTTCAACCATTCTCTATATTGATTACGGAAAGACATCTGGAACTTAATATAACCACTGGCATCGAAGCCTAGCACTTTACTAGAGAACCACTGCAATCCTACCCAGAAGAATATCAGTACCAACTGATATGTATCTAGATTGGAATGTGCGTTAACGTATCTAGCATACTCTGATAGTTGTAAATGTCGCTCTTCTAATGACATACGCGGATCAAAGTCAGGTAACTTAATCCGCGGTAAAGCACTACGAACACTATCTAGCGCAGTATTCAATCTAGCTTCAATTACACATCTATCCTCTCTACAATATATAGAATAATCTGGAACACCATACAATTGCATATAGTAACTTCTGGTTCCTGTTTTCACGGGTGGTGGAATGAACATGGACGCTGGCATAGGTGCTGCACCTATGCCTTGCGGTGTTCCCATGTTATTTTGGTTGTACGCGTTAGCGTGTTGTTGGTATTGTTGATACTGTTGCTGTTGTTGTTGTTGATACTGTTGTTGCTGTTGACTGTATTGTTGATACTGTTGTTGCTGACCATATTGTTGCTGCTGTTGACCATATTGATTTTGAGTCGGAATATACTGTTGATTGTATTGCTGGTACTGAGGTGGAGGTTGGTTATACTGTTGGTCATACTGTTGATGTTGATCATACTGCTGATGTTGTGGTTGATGCTGATATTGAGGTGCAGGTTGGTTGTACTGTTGTTGAGTAACTTGCTGGACCGGTTGTTGAGCGACTTGCTTTGTCTGTTGGATAGGTTGTTGGACTTGCTGGACCGGTTGTTGAGCGACTTGCTTTGTCTGTTGGATAGGTTGTTGGACTTGCTGGACCGGTTGTTGTGTAACCTGTTGTGTAACTTGCTTCGGCTGCTGAACAGGTTGTTGAGCAACTTGAGCGGTCTGCGCTTTTGATTCATTACTATCTGGAAGAATTCTAGCAGTTAATGTCCTACCGCCCTCTTGCCATGTAATAATCGTCGGATCTTGAGCGTTACGGGTAAATCCACTCGATACATTAGTTTGCTGAATGGGTTGCTGAATAGACTGTTGAACAGGTTGCTGCTGTTGTACCTGAGGTGCAATTTGTTTACCATTCTGTAAGTTGGTGGCTGTACCATTAGATGGGGGTGCCGCAGGTACGGCGTTATTTAAAACGTTAGGACCTCCCCTACTTCGATTTTCCTTCTGTTTCTGCTTCCCTCTGTTGTCCGGATTATCCATAACTTTAACCTGAGGTAATTGCTGTATAGGCTGTTGAACTTGCTGAACCTGTTGAACCTGTTGGACTTGCTGAACCTGTTGAACCTGTTGGACTTGCTGAACCTGAGGAACTTGAGGCACATATTGTCCTTGTTGTCCTTGTTGGACGTATTGCGCCTGCTGACCATATTGTACTCCATTTGATGCCGTTTCTTTAGCCATACTACTGTTACTACCGTTACTACCGTTACCACTGTCACCAGAAACTTTTCCCTGACCTGCTATATGTGTAGCAACGCCATTAGTTTGTATGCTGCCATTTTGTGGTAAAAAATTGGTTTGGTTTCCATTCTGCAATGGAACTGTTGATGTGGTTACAGACGTCGTAGATTCTTTAGCTTCTTGACTTCTCATAGGAGGTAATGTCATACGCTTTGTCGCTATATCTATCACAGACTCTCTACTGACAGGCTTACCATCTACAATAAACTCTGGTTCCACGCTAGGTAAAGGCGAAATAGGTAATTGTTGCTGTTGTTGCACAAATCCAGGAGCATCTACACTTCGAGTCACGCTATTCATCGATGCTACAGGCCTTACTGCGCCTATTTGCGTTGCCTGTGTGACATTAAACGCTCCTGTTAACTGTCCATTTAGTTCTGGCTTTCCACCTTCTACCACACTAGCCGTAGGAACCGTAGCTAAATTAGGCTGAAGCCCAGCAATTAAACTATCTATATTAGCTAAGGCGGATGGAAGAGCTGAGATAGTTGGTAAATTACCATGACCCTGTGTTCCTGGATGTGTACCTCTTACAACCTGATCGGCTCGTCCGCCCATTGACCTACCAGAGCTACGCGGATGATTTATTTGTCCATTTTCTCCTCTCGCACTCTGACTAGAAGATGTAATTGGAGGAACGGCTACCGCTTGTCCGCCGCTACCATTTTCCATCCTTACTTGACAACACTATATGTATTTTTGCTCCCCGAACTTACCTCTGAGGAACGTAAAATAAATATAGGAAAACGACGGGGTATGTTTTTAGAAAGGGCATTCACCCTTTTGCCGCCATAAGCCGCTTACGCTTGAATAATAGATGAGTCTGAGAGAAGTAATTATAAATGCAACCAATGGTCGCCAAGACGCAACCTTCGCGTTTGATGACAGTTCGTCATCCGGCAGTAATGTTCAACAAATGATTTGCGCTGGTATGCAGGATCAGGGTATGATTCCGGGCACTACTGGATATATGATATTTACCGATCAGCGGCCTATCATATTATATGGACAAGTAGCTCCATATTATCCAAATGGTTGGAGATTGCCCATATTGGCTATGTACGATGCTCTCAACAACGTTCGACTCTGGCAAACGGGGTTCGATGGCGTTGATCATCTAGTTACTATTAGTGGACTTGCTAACGGCCTACCCAAGATAAGTAAACGTAGAGTAGATCTCAACTCTACTGGTAAGGACCACAACGGACAAGCAAGTTTGGAAGCCAACAGTCGACACTTGAAGAAGACTCGTAATAAGGGTTACGGTCCATATGGAGTCGAGTTAAACCACACCGCAGAGCCAATGTTGTGTAACGATTATAAGCCTTACACAACTGTAATCCGAACACCAGTTGGTCTGTCTCCGAAGATGGACGGTATTCGAGTGGTAATTAAACCGCAGCAAGATGGTACCTTTGCTTATACTAGTCGGCATAACAAACAATTTACTCAGTTAGATCATGTGGTAGAAGAGATAAGTAACTTCCATCGTTATCTACCACCAGGCTCAGTACTCGATAGTGAAGCGTATAATCACACTGAACTACTAACAAAGACAAAGTTAGCTATGGTGAAGAAGGGTTTGCCGAACGGTGGTAAGAACAAAGGTAAAGGGTCAGCAGCTAACGAACGGTTCGAGGACATCTCCGGTATTATGCGAACCACAACATTCAAGCATCCGTTGGCCCCTAAACTTCAGTTGTGGATCCATGATGTTGACTATCAGCCTAGAGTCCCGTTTGAAGTGCGACATCAAGTGCTGACTGACGCATTCGCGGCCTACAAGAGGGATGGCGGTACCAACTTTACGTTTTGCATAGTTCCGAATCATCTTTTGTACACACATGAGCAGATAATGCAGTATTACGATTATTATATCGAACAAGGATATGAGGGTATAGTTATGCGACACACTTCTTCAGGTGCTCCGCCTGGATCGGACCTATACAATCTGAGTCTATATCGCAATGGAAGGTCAAACAACTGCTTGAAGTTCAAAGCGTTCAAGGAAGCAGAGGGTCTTATTATTGGCATTGAAGTTGCCAAGGGCGACCAGGAAGGAGCCGCCATCTTTGTAGTGCAACTGCAGAACGGTCTGGTATTCAAATTACAGATGGCAGATACCAGCATTGATCAGCGTCGTTGGTGGGCTCAGAACCCTCAGGAAGTAATGTATAAGTTAGTTACTTATCGTTATCAGGATGAGTGCGGTAGTGGGAAACCTCGAATTGCCACTGGAAAAGTTGTTCACTTCAATACACCAGTAGATCTATCCAAATACGCAGTATTTCATACTATTCGCGACTACGAAGTCCCCGGTGATGTACGAGGGCAACAACTGTTCCAATATTACCCACAATAAGTGTATCTTTTTAAAAAGATTACAGCGCAAAAGCCATACAGTTAACAAATAAACATAGCTAATAATTAACATAGACATGGCATCCGCAAGTGTGTTGCCAGCTGTATCTTATAATCCATTTGGTTCTTCAGTCAATGGAGGTTTGTATGGAAATACTCAACCATACTATGGCGGAGTTACGTATAGAACACCGACATTAAATACTAGTAATACTCTAACGGGTATTAATCCTAGTAGTATATCAACAGTAGGAGTCAATAGAGACTATATGCCTACTCCATTCCCAATTAACCCAACTGCGTCATATAGGAAGACGCCACCCATTAACTCCGGTTCTGCGATCACTGAAACTAAAGTTGTTGTGAAAGAAGAACCGAAGAGTGTAACTACCACCACAACTACAACTGTAGTAAGTGCTGAAACTAAGGGCAGTAAATTGACATGGTTCGGATGGATGTTAGTGTGGTTCGTAGTATTCCTAACTCTGTTCTGGCTATTAGAATATTCACTTCAACCTACGTGGGTACTAGGTCCGGATGGTACGGTTGATCTAGCGAGAGTGTTCCTATCGTCATTCATCTTCGCTGCTATTTTGATCATTATTGCGTATGTATTCAAGATCTTCTATAGGAAATATACCAGATGTTAATATGTAACTTACCAGTGTATCAGACTAACTTTTAAAAATCTACCTGCTTAACGCTTACGCGGACGATTGTCTGTTTATCTCCTCCAATGCATCGCGTACGTCGTCGAGTAAAATCTGGTTACTTAGGTTACCATAGTCTAGGTCTTTGGATATATTCCACTTCTCTGCTAATCTGACGATGTTTACTTCCTTCTTTTCTTCCGGTGTTTCTGCAGTTGCTTGCTTGATAATAATGTGACTCCATTTTTCGGGTTGGTGGTAACCATTCTTTGTTCCGCCATCTTCTTCCATACAGTATGGAGCACGAGAGAAGTGAATATACTTGATACACTTTATCACTTGAGTTTCTAAAAACTCCCACAGATATTCTACATCTTTCGGCGTAAGCATATTGGGTTCGGTGAATAGTTTACTGAATCTACTGAACCCATCTTCACCGAGAAATATCTTGACGATCGGGAACAGGGCATCCAACTTACTGGCGAAGAACTCTCGATTTCTAGCCAGAATACCCTCTCGATCCGGATCCTGTTTGCTGAATGCCACTTCATGGATGCGGTCCCAACTATCGAAGCTCTTTAAAAGAAATGCTTCTAGCATATCCTTAGCGTCGCCGCCTGACACAAACTTAACTCCTAGTTGGAAGAAGTAGGGGTCTATAATGTAGATACCCTCATCCTGTTTTTGTTTAATGATAGCTGCCAATTCATAACCGAAGTCCTCTACATTGAGTTTAAAATCTTGGCATGTCGCGTAGATATGTCTTTGGTGAGCCATAATGGTAGTTTGTGATTTTGAAACCGGAACGGCAAGGTATAGTTTTATGGTTTACGTCCGCTGTAAATACTTATAACAAATACTCTGGAAATCAAGTACTCAATTTAGATTACGTATAGTACGTTTAACTGGTTAAAGGTCAGCATAATAGTTTTAAAGGTCGGGACTATGGTATCATTTTAATTGTTATTATCCATACTTTTTACATTACATAATGTCTGAGCATAACGTTAATATAGACTTCATTGAAGATCAAAATAGTCCTCTTCAACTGGGGCAAAATGGAGGACAAAATGGAGAGCAAGATGGTGGAGAGAGTAATGGTGTAGATAGTGGTTGTAGTAGTCTATCTAACAACGATCTTAGTAGTCCATCTAACAACGATCTTAGTAGTCCATCTAACAACAATCTTAGTAGTGGATCTAACAACAATCTTAGTAGTGGATCTAACAACAATCTTAGTAACGAGTCTGGTAAACGGATGGAGATCAATACAGACGGAAATAGTGCCCTCCAAATGGTAACTAATGTTCCTGAGATAGCAGCTGACGCCCAGACAACCAAGACAGCTGTGGATCTAGATAAAGAATGGTTGGATAAGATCGGCGTATGTGGTATATTAAGATTGGAAACCACTGAACCATATGCGCGTCTAATTAGTGGTATATTAGGGTATAAATATCAAGCTGTTGGATTCTACTTTATGATAACAGATGAACGCGGAAGCAATTACTCTGTTTACCTTTTTAATAGTTACGATGGAGCTAAACCTGAAATACTACCAGGTGGTAATATCTCGTTGTTTTTACTACTCGGAAGTGGTAAAGTAAAACGTGTTGAAGCACAACCGTATACTGGGAATAGTCAAGAATTTGTTAATGCGTTAATGCATATTACATCACAGAATATTAGAGGTACAAATTCTAAGGTTCCAATGTCCACAGAATCATTCCATGAACAATGTTGTCACCGGATTTCAGGCTTATCTTACCAGCATAATCAGACCGGAGATAAGATGGTGGCAAGAGTAGTTAACTTACTAAAGAGCAAGAAGAAAGACGGCGAAGCTCTGTTCAGTAATCCAGTAGTGTGGGAATCGCATTATGAGCTACCGGTTAGCAATAGTAGGAAGGAACACTGTCAACAATTGTTACTCAAATTAGCCGACGTTTTTTACAGCGAAGAAGGTCAGCGATTGGATCTGGCGTCTAAGTTTGCCGGTTCAGTGGTGGGAGATAGTAGTGGTGGCGGATTATCATTAGCTAAGATGTCAGCGTTAGAACAACTGTTACAGAAGCAGAACGCCTTATTGAGAGAATTAATTGAAATCAAACAGACAGGAGTGCTATACCTAGGTTCTCTAGATGAAAGTATTAGCTCATTGCAGCAGATAGCAACAAAGCTCGGTGTTAAGAAATTACCATTACCTGATAGAACTAATCAATCTTGTATATGGTTTATCGAGAAGGATAGTAAACCAGTTTCCGATCTCGCCATGGATAACATAAGTAACGTACAAGGGAGTCAAGTAAATCAGGGGAACGACGAAGGAAAGAGTGTAGATAAAATCGAGGTTAGCGGCCGGATTAACAATCCGGTTACCAGTCAAATTAAGGGTAAGGTGTTACTAAATAGTATGAAAGAACATCTTTCGGCATTAATCGACGGACGCGATTTTGACGCTACTACATTTGCGCAATCTTTTAATGAACTTATTGATGATGTCGGTATGTCAGAATTAGAAACAAGCGATGTTGCTGTCCGCCATTGCTTAGTTAGAACCAAGCAACCAGATAAGGGTGTAAGTCGATTGGTATCTAGGGAAGTACAGCAGCGTTTTCATTTCAATTTATGTTCACGCCTCGACGTGAAAGAATTGGAACATTTATCGAAACAGGAATTGTATAACTTATCACGATATCTAGATTCGCTAGATGATCCTAATATGATAGGTACAATTAATAATATTGTCTCATTAATGGTGGATAGAGCAGAAAGGCTGACAGATGACCCCGATGATTAAAAAGCCATCTACAGTGTTGTGAAATATACCAGTAATATTAGTAAGTTCATAGCCCGTCATAAAAAGGATAAGAAAATCTGGAACAATACGGTTGACTGCGGATGCCATAGAATAGGTATTTTACCCCAGCCTGTCGTACTATCATAAGTTATTTAAATTAAACGTCTCAATATGGAGCAGTCTGAAATAGATTACATTGAGAAAGCTCTAGTTGCCCATAGTGGACCCAGAAAACAGCTAGAAATCGAGTTGCGTTTTGGACAGTTCGTTAAAGATCCTAATAAACAAGTTGCGGGGCAGCCTCCTAAATTTTCATTTCAACCGGGTGTTACGTGGATTGAGTTTGCTAACATTCGCAAACATCTGGAGACTCACCTTGGAATCAAGCCTAAATTTCGAGAAACCACAGTCCATAATTACACTGATGGTCTAAGGTCTATCACGAAAGAAGATGGTACTGTAATCTGGCAACGTAAGAACACTGTACTGCGTCATCGTGACGTCCGTGACTATGGTTATCGTTTAAGTTCCAGCTACGAACAGAAAGATAATGGAGATCGTCCAAACATAGCCGCAACCGATATCAGATATCGGAAGCGATACAGTTACAAAGTAAATGGTTGCAGATTGGATCTTACTGAACTGTTGAACAAACCACGAGGCACTCCCATTAAGTACGAGGTAGAGATAGAATTCAAGGGTAACCATGAAGATGCTAACGTTAAACTATGGCAGCAGTGCTTCAACCTAACATTCTGCTCTATGTTCGATACTCATCTGGTATACTCACAGAGTCACAAGAGAGCATTGATAGAACATTTACACAGTATATTCGGTGTCGATGCTAGAATTCAATTAGATAGAAGTATTTTGGCTGAAGCTAGAGATCTACGCAAGAGGGATGTGGTGCATGGTGGCTTAGTAGGTAACTCCAGAACTACATACAACGTAACTAGTAAGGTTGATGGTATACATCGTCTGTTGGTTATCACTGAGAAGTTAGGAGTGTGGTTATTTAACCCTCCACATGAGTTCAACTACATTATCGTCAATCCTGCAGAATATGGTCTGTTCTCGCATTTGGAAACCGTAATGGATGGTGAGTTACTTCCTGTTGATAGAAGAATAGACGAATCATTGATGAACATCAAGTATCTGTATTATCCTTACGATTGTATTTGCTACAATGGTAAGGATACTCGCAGTTTCAGACACCTTCAGCGATACGGTAAGATCATGGGTATCCCAGATTCTATCAATGCTGCTGGTGTCGAAGCATCAAACTTTTTAACTGTTCGTACTAAGGACATACTTAACTTCGTGACTGTCGACGACTTCTATATCAAAGTTGGACAAATTCTTAACGCGTTGCCTAGTAGAGAATATAAGAACGATGGTTTGATATTCACACCCGAGTCCGCAGACTATATACCGTCTGTTAGAGGAGAAGCTGCAGTGGGTAGGCGGACTCTAACTAGTAGGCCGGATGTATGTAAATGGAAACCCCTGGATAAGATGACCATTGATTTGCGCATCGATTGGTTACCTGATGGTAGCTTAGTGGCATCTAGCATCATGTCTGAGATTGATAGAATGGAACTTCCTATCAAACAAACGAGCTATATGTACGAAATTCCGAATCCGGATGGAGGACATCCTACTAGAATATATGTTCCGGGAATCCAGGATATGGATATGGGATACGCTACCGACTATCAAAGCATTGGTGAAGGTGGTAGTGCTATATTTAACATCTCCAAACCTCCGGGTGTACGTAAGTATGGTTTAGTCAAGAAGTTACACTATAAACCAGAAGTAGCAACTAAGGCTAACCGGGACCTAAATGCTCTTGATATGGTAGTGCGTGCAGTACCAGGCGCTAAGGCCAAGCTGACCACAGTAGCTAGTTCTCGTCAGCAACGACGATTGGTTGATGTTAACTATTATCGTCTGGTGGTTATGCGTAAGAATAAATACGTACCATTCACCAATGCTCCCATTGACAGTAATGATAACAAACTACGACAGTTTCAGAGTGGTTCCATTTACGAGTTCGAATGGAACGGTGAAGTATTCTTACCCCTTAAGCCCCGTACAGATAAGGACAGTCCTAATGGACGAGATGTAGTTGAGAATATCTGGAAGGTAATTAGAGATCCTATTACTGAGAAGGACTTACGTGGACAAACTTTGACATTCATGTACCGATACCACAACAGGATTAAATCCAAACTATTTGATCTACTATCGCCTGGTAAAACTCTATCCGATTGGGGTAGCGGAAAAGGAGGAGATATAGAGAAGTGGGAAAATTTGGGTAAAGTGTTAGCTATTGAACCCAACGTGGATAACATAGCCGAATTCAAGAGACGTGCAGCTACAAGTAGAAATAGGCACGAAATCCAAGTGCTGAATTCCAATGCAGAGGACTCGGAGGTAGTGACAAGCGCCATACATAATTACTTCGGTGGTAGAGTGGACGCTATCTCGTTTATGCACACCTTAACCTTCTTCTGGAAGGATAAGGAGACGCTCACTAAGCTAGTCCAAACCATTCTCAGTAACTTGAACAATAAAGGGGTTATCCTCTTTATTGCTTTGAACGGAGATGCCGTGGAGCAGGCTTTGGATCCTATTGGTAATGTGCATCCAGTTCAACCAGGTACTGAGTCCGTAGATCTATTGCAAGGTCGCGTAGAGTTGGGATTACAACCGAAACCAGCGCCCGGTAATGGTAGAGAAATGCGTATAACCTTACTGGGGTCTAAGACCGTTCCGGAGAGGCAGCAGGAATATCTGGTGAGATTCAATGACTTATTCAAGATGTTGCGACCCTATGGAATTAAATTGGGTGGTATCTACCGTGCTAAGGGTGAGAGGTTGATGTCACCTGCCGAGATCTACCTATCGGGGTTATATAGCTTTGGTTATTTGTATCATGATGGTAGTGTAGAGTTACCTAACTTAGTACAACCGACATTAAACCAGATGGTGGTTCCTGTACCCGTGTCAGCCTTACAGGTAGTGCAACAGCAAGTAGTGCCTACACAAGCCGTACAACAGCAGGTAGTACCTACGCAAGCGGTACCCACACTTGAACAGTTGCTGAATCGCCAACCCAAGCCAGCAGGATCTGACATAGACGCGCTGGATAGTAAATTGATAAGTGTGGACGATAACTACCAACCATTAGCCAGTCAATGGATGCCTAATATGGTACGCATTGCATGTCTCAATAACAATAGTTCTATGATCCACTGCATACTCAAGGGTAGTAGTCCCACATACCAGGCGTTGTCGGATCCGGTGCGTAGAGAGCAATTAGCCAGGGCTTTCCGTAGAGACTTATCACTAGCTATGAGCGGAGAGTCTAGACAATATCCTGGTAGAGCTGCTTGGGATGCCGCAGGTCAAGGATACTACGTTAGACGCGTAGTTGGCGGCTCCATGCACTTGACTAGAGATAATTTCGCCAATTACATTGCTTCTACTAACCAATTAGGTCACGACTATATTTCTATTGTAAGTCAAGTATTGAAGTTGGATGTATTCGTGGTAAGGCGTATCGCTAACGAATTCGCGACACTGGGTACTAATAGTAGATTGGATACTCCTCGCGACGCCGTGGTGCTTCTAGCTATCGAGGATGGTCATTATGAACTACTGGCTTACGATAATGGAATAAACTTCCAAACTCTGTGGAAGACGGGTAGTCCATCAATAGACTTCTTGCGACAGAAGTTCAACGTACAACCTAAGGAACCATTCGATCCAATTGCTAACTTACGATCCGTACTACCTCAGGGTACTGTAGTACAATCGATGAACTTTAATCCTAATGATCCTTACTTGAAGCTTGCTAGAGACGCTGGTTATACTGTGGTCTAGCGTAGTTATACTACATAGTTTTTAAAAACTTAGTAACCTCAACGCTATAGCATTTTAGTTACTTGATCTTTCGAACAACAGATGGGAACCTTACCAGTGGTATAGGTGGTCTATTCTCTCCACGACATCTTACCTTACGTATACCACCCGACTTACATTTAATGTCAGAGTTTAATCGCAACAGGTTGATATTCAATTCCTTCAATACCGCTCGCTGACGTCTGATGATCTCTAACTTCTGCCTGCGCTTCTCTCTACGGAGTTCTCTACGTACTCTATCAATGATATGTTTACCACGATATTTCATATAGTGGTGTCGACATACTGGTATGTATGTGTCAGTACCACCAATGAGCTCCTGCTCATCACTACCGTCGTAACCTCCAGCATCGCTATTACTATCAACATTACCTGTATAGCTTGTGACATCTTTGACCATAATAGTAAAAGATGCTGGAGCAGCACTAATACTACCACGGAAGTTTACAGATTTCAACCAATCTAAACACAGTCGACATACTGCATACAGATGCACTACCTCATCCCAATGAGGCATGAGACGATAAATACCACCAAATTTCTTTCTATCTCTACATCCATTGAGCCCTGCACATATGACATGTTTTCCTAGGATATCAACCCAATATAGCATGGCCAATTCCAGATCTGGATATGTGTTACCTTCGTCCACACCTATAACATCAAAGGCGGAGACATTAACAGATAATAAGCGCTCAGTCTTAATCTTAGGTATAGAACTAATTTGTCCATTGTATGACGAACAATGGGTGCTCAGACCTTCATCGCCTGATGCTGTCTGTCGGACGTCTTTAACGGTATTTATGTACA